AGTTTATTCAATAGTTTCTTTTTCTTCTTTCAACACAAAGTCACCATCAGAGCCAATGATTTCTTTCCAATAGTCAGAATACTCTTTTTTGTAAGCTTCAATAGACGCCTTCTCTTCTGTAGTATCCTTACCCGCCAAGAAACCATGTGGTGTAACAATAATTTTTCCGTCTTCATATCCCAAACCATTGATGTGGTTTTTCATAACGGAGACTTTGGTACGAGAAGCAAACTTCACAGTTCTCTTGTCCTTAGTAGCAGTAATCTTGGTTGTACCAGCACCTTTCTGATTACCGAATAAGAACACCAAAGATGAGTTAAGCCAAACAGACTCACCACCCTTAGCCTTAATTTTAGGTTGTCCAAACGGATTGTCAGGAAGTTCAACCCAAGGTTGGTTCACAATAATCAAAGTGTTTTCATACTTTGAATCTGCTTTACGAGAACCTGAGATACGTTGGTTGATACCCATACCAATCTTATCAGATAAAACCGACGCGTTATGTTGTTTACCACCCTTACCATCGTAAGTCATCTTACAAGGTACTGAACCCACAGAATCCCAAAGGAAACATAAACTGTAATCCAATTCACCCTTTTCTTGAGCATCTAACAAACTGTTAATGTAGTCTGTAATTTGTTCAATGTAATCAAAGTTGTTGTTAAAGATAAAGAATCCGTCCCAATCCAATTCACCCGTTTCTTGGTCAACCACCTCATCACATTGAAGACCCATTAACTTTGAGTGTTCAAAGCTCCATTTCTGTTCCGTGATGATAAACACAGGTAGAATCTCTTTCTTTTGAGCATCTACCGCAGTTTTAATCATCGCAGTTGTTTTACCCGTGTCTGAGTGACCCAAGAACATATTGATATGTCCAATAGCCGGACCAGGTAAACCCACAGCGTCTAAGAAATCAGGACCACAGTCAAAAAATCTTTGGGGTTTGTATTTGGCTGAAGTAGAGAATTTCTTCTTTACTGAATTAAAATCGGTTTTCTTAATTGCCATAGTTGTAATTATAAAATTCTTTTAAAGTTTTTATTTTTTGTGTGTATTAAAAAAGAGAATGGACACTATGTCTAAGTAAGTGTCCATGCTCAGTTAAATTAGAATGGTAGGTCTTCGTCAGGTTCCGAGTTAACTTGTGGGTCTGAGTAAGACGGAGTCGATGGTGTTGATGGAGTTGAGTATCCACCAAAAGATTGTGTGCCTTCTTCATTATTACCATAAACATAACCACCTTTATCACTATCCCAACGTGGAACTTCACCACGAGCGATTGACTCCAAATATTCAACGGGTTTCTTAGAATAAACATCCAACCATGTCATCTCATTTTCAACCCACACTTTCAATACATTCATGTCTTCATGAATAGGTGCAGCGTCTTCATACATGATAGTTGATACGGTAGTGTATGCAGCTCCTTTAGGAGTCTTTTGCTTACTCAATTCAATGATAAGGTCACGTCCTTTTTCAGGGTCGGTGATATCACCTTTGTTTCTCCAAATAGGGATGATTTTATCAAGAATACCTTCATTCTTGTAGTTGTGTTTGAATCTCCAAAACTTCACACCGTCTTCTTCGTGGTCACGGTCAATAACCTTTACAATATAGAATTTACGTGACTTGTACTGTTTAGCCAATTCTTTGTCAGATTCTTTACCTGTAGACATAAGTTCTTCATATACTTCGTTCAATGGTGAACGCTCGTTATCATTTTTTCCTGGGTCATAAAATTTTTGCCATTTTCCACCTACTTGGATTTCATGGTACCAAGCCTCTTTAAAAGGTGAACTACCATCTATGGTAGGTAGGATTCGGATACGTCGTGTTCCTGAGTTTGATTTCTCATCAAGAATAAGAGCGAAGTATTTCTTCATTCTTTCTTCTGATGACATACGGTTTTCTCCGCTTGAGCTGTTTTTCTGTGATTGTTCGTACTGTGCAAGTACTGCGTCTAATGATGTTGTCATAGTTTTTTAGATATTATGTTAGAGTTTAGTTTAAAGTTACAAATTTAGTTTTAATTAGTCAAATAAAAAAAGGTTGTGGGATGTCCACAACCTTAATATAATCAAAAATATTAAAAAATCAAAACTTAAATTTATTTTCTTCTTCCTGAGGTCTGAAAGTTGATTTGATTTCCGAAGGATTCGCATCCTCAACTTCATCTGATGTTAGAACGTATTCGTGTTTACCCGATTTTTCAAAGTCTTCTTTTTTATCATCAAAGAAGTCTGACAACTTTTGAGTGAATGGTCCTGAGTCCAAACTTCTCAATTGTAGTTTTTCTTGAGGGGTTTTTTCACGATACTTTTCAATTTTAGTTTCAATCGCATTAAGTTTGTCAACTAATTGGTCCATATCACTTAACTTAGATTGTAGGTTGTCAAGATATCCAAATAGATTACCAAAATACTCTTCTTGTTTTTTTTCAATATTTTGTTGAGTCTTAACCAAGTCTGTTACGTCCAACTCTTGAGTGTTACCTCCCATTTCATTTGATTTACCTTCGTCATCAATTTTTGTGACTTCAGTATCAGTGGCAACATCAATCTTTTGTGGTGGCATTGATGGGTCTACCGGTGCCGCTTCAGGAGCAACTGCAGGTGCCACTTCAGGTACTGAAGGTAAATCTCCTTCAGGAGGTAATGCCTGTTCGGTAATATATCTATTAATCTTGTGATGTCTCTCAATTTCCTTGAGTAATTTTTTATCTATATTCATCGGTTAACCATTTAATAAGTTTTTTATTCCATGTAGGGTTTCTACTTTAACTTTACGGTTTGCAGTATGTTGATGACCGGCTCTTTCAATAAGACCATCTTTTTCACGAACAACATAACAATCGCCCGTATCAAGGTCACATACTTCTGTGGTACCATCACCAATAGGTTTTGATGAAATTCTGGCTTGTTTACCAAGGTACTGATTTAATCTATTATTTAAATCCATAGTTTGAGATTTTTATTATAAATATCAACAATATTCAAATTATTAACAATTTGAGCCTATCTGTTTACATTGAACCCCATTGAAGGAAACTATTTTAGTTCCGCTTCCATTCGGATAACAACTACAACAGAAATTATTAAGTATTGAATCCAATATACTTACCGATACAATATCATTAGCTTTGTATCCCAAATTAGGGCAATCAAGTGGTAAGATACCTAAAGTTGTTGTAAACCTATAAAGTCTTGCCGGTGTTCTAACTGTAGCAACAAAATCAACATAGTAATCACTATTTTCGGTTATTTTATCCAAGGCAACGTTCCAACTATTTTGAGACACAAAACTTCCATCCGAGTTGTTTGATATTGTGTTTCCTGATATTTCAAAATCAGCAACAGGTACAGATTGTATCAAATTATCTTGATTAATAACCAATGTAACAGGGTAACTGTTTACAAGTTGTCCTGAGAATACATTTAACACACCTGTCAATCTGTTATCTACTTGTGACACATAATTTACCGACAAGTCATATTGGTTTAATGTTAACGCGTTTGCTAAGATAACATCGTCAGTTGTTATTGGTGGAAGACTTGATGTACTTGGTGTTGGTGTTGGTGGTATATTACCAGTACCCGGTCCTTGACCTTGAATAAATACAGTTGAAACTGATGGTGTAGGACAAGGTGGTGTGGCAGTAACAATATTACCAAGGTTTGTTGTTGGGTTTGGTACAGGCCTTGGAGGTAATTGAATTGTTTTAATTGGAGGTGTTACGTTGTTTAGTAAATCTACCGCCTTAGCATATGAGGCACTTAAAGTAATGTTTTGTGTCTCAGTAACTTGTTTATCATAAGGCCAGTTTTGTAAGTAGTATTGTATCATACCAACACTCTTAATTCTTTGGATACTTGGGAGAATCTTATCTCTTACAAATAAGATATATTTATCAATACTTACAAAACTAACATATGGTAATGTTACATTACTATTTTTTTCGGTTGTTGCAGATTGACAAGTATATGTGTTGGTGAAATACTTATCACCCAATGGCCCGTAATCACTCATTAAAGTGACTTTACCAAAGTTATAATCGTAACCTTTGAATTTATTTTCAATACCTGATGACATCCAAGAGATAACAAATATACCAAAAACAACTTCAGGTCTTTGTTCAACTTTTCTAATTTCATCATAGAATTGTTGTGGTGTATAAATAAATGTTTTCCCCGCAACTGATTGGAAACCGAACTCAGATTCCAAATATGGGAACGATACTTTTGAGGTACAAGAATTTTGAGCAGCCAATTGATTGTTTGTTTGAACTGTCTGATTGGCATTATTACCTTGTGTTGTTGTTGACGCTGTCTGTAATGCGTTATCTTTAGTATTTCTATATTGTTGTAATAACTTAGAAACTAAGTTTGTTTTAATACTTTGAATATAAACATCAATTCTTGGTAATGACATATAACTTTGTCTTATACCTTTAAATGTGGTTTGAAATTGTCCTGGTTGTATTGAGTGTTTTACTTCTGTAATCATGTACGAACCATTAAACATTGGTACGTGTCTCAAATTAAAATACATTGTTGGTTGAAGTAACGCATTACCTAACGCAACAACTTCACATTCATAACTCATGTTTTTGTATATGTTATACAGAGAAACATTTTGTGTTGCAGTACTTCTACCTGTGGCGCTGTTCGCCATCAAATTAATTTGTTGTATTGATTCTGATGTCGCCTTTCCATTATCTTGAGTAATTGAGAAAGAATAAAATATATTTTGATTACGAGTTCCAATATCAACGTTGAATCCTACAACTTTGTTAGACAACGCATAGTCGGTTTTTTTTCCTAAATCCTCATAAAATGGATTAAGTTGTTCATTTCTCAAATCAAATGAATCACTTCTAAACATATAGTTTTTATTATCTTTCATATCCAAATATGAAGATGGTCTATCCGTATAGAAACAAACAAGTTTTGGTCCCGATTTTCTAGTGTCTACCGTCATGTAGGTTCCCCACATTTCATTGGCAAATTCTTGTGATGGTTGAACTGTAACCGGTAATGGTGCTGGCGAGTTTTGTACGTTATAGAAATTAACATACGCAGGAACCGGCATAACCGAAAAATGGTTTTGTGTTAATATTCCACTGATAAATGTGAAGACACTCATCTTCAAATTCATAAATTCAGGGTCAACCATTTGTTGTAACGCAAAAATATCAATGATAACTTTGTCACCAACGTTTCTTGATGCTCTATCTAAGAATAATACATCTTCAAATAAAGTTCTTGAATCATCATAACCGGCAATCCACTTATCATTCAAAGCCTTAAACATTTCATACAGTTCAACCTTTGTTTGACTTCCCTCCCACTGTGATTGAATAATACTTTCAGGAACTTCAGTCACATCCGGTAATCCTGTGTCAGGTTTTTTAATTTTTGTATCAGTTAAATTTAAAGTATCATTGAAGAACGCAGTGCGTTCATTAACCCAAGAATTTATTTGTCCTGCGAATTGTTGAATTGTTAACGTATCATCCTCAAGTTTTTGAGTTGTGTACATTTTTGCAAGTGTATTTAACTCGGCAATGTTCTGTGAATTTAATTCAATGTTAGATTCTTCAAAGAATTGGAAAATGTAATTACCTATGGTTCCAATATCAGCCTGTGGTATGGTTGAGTTACCAAAATAAATTAAAGCAGTTTCAGTTGTGTTAAGAAAATTTGGTGTTGATAAGGTCAATACCTGATAGGGTTGCCATTGAATTGGTTCCGTAAGTTGAGGAGCATTTGTTATATGTTGAATATATGATAACCAAACTCTTTTATCATAGTCTGTAGGATTTCCAAGTTTTAAAGCAATATCATAATTCATCAAGTTTTGAATTTTTGATATACCCAAACTATATTGAGAATCCACCATGTCCAATATCATTTCTTGTCCTGTAGACTTTGGTAATGGTACACTCATCAAATCCCTAAATAATAGTTGGAAATTTCTGAATTTATCGTTTTGAGTATTTTCAACACCAAACGTTTCAAGTCCAATATTGTTACTTGAAGCGGTGATAAATGTATTTGTAAATTTTGATGATGGTTGTGAGAAGTTTAAAAATTCACTTTCCATTAAGTCCAATACACTTTTCTCAAAAACAGTAAAGACCTCTTCAAATTCAACATAGTCATTAGTATTTGAAAATTTAAATGACGATGTACCTAAAGTGTTTTTGGTTGTAAAATAACTTTCAATATTTGGTCTAACAATATCTGTAGTATCAAAATATCCGTAGTTAGGTAAAGACCAAAAAGTTCTAACAGAACCATTAAAAATAGAACTATTGTTGTATAAAGGTTCTGTTAACACACCAATTGAATTAAAACACTTAAATCTTATTTCATTTTGTTGTGTGCCAAATGATGGTAGGATGTAATAATTTGTTTGTGGTGTCGTTGCATTTAAAGAACAACTATTAATACTTGGATTTGACTCAGGTATTGTATCAGGTATTACAACTGAATAGGTACTAATATCAATTGTTGTTGATAATCCTGTAGTGTCTAAAGTTGTTGTTGTGATGTTTGAATCCGACAAGTTTACAACCTTCATACCGTTGTTGATGGCTTGTGTTATTTCACCGTCACTATAATTTGTGAATAGGTTTCTACCATT